CATCCTGGCGGTAAGTTATTCGCGATGAGATTGTAGAGCGTCAAAGCGTTGGGATCGAACACGGCGCTTGGCTGCGCCAGTGCCAGAAACGTTGGCTTGTTAGCAGCGGGTAGTCGCTCAATGCCGACTCGCCACGTAATAAACAACGTGGTCTCGGCGGACAGCCCAGTGAAATAGGCGCCGCACGTCGACATCCGCGAAAAGTGCGTTGCCGGGGCCACCCAGTTGGGCCCCAGCAATTCCCCTCCAGTAAAGGTAGTGGGCACGGACATGCCACTGGCTGTCGAGACCAGACCAGGAGAAATGATACTCCCGCATTGAGGCAAGCCGTCAAGTATCCCAAAGCCTGAGGAAGGGAGGGATTCAGATGTATTTTGCGCGAAAGCGTAATTGCGCTGTGTGGCGGTTTGGAACGGATTGTCAGTAATGAATTTTGCTGTGCAGTAACACCCGTCTTGCGCCGCCCAGGTGTGCGAACCAGGCATGATCTTGGCCTCGCTAATGGTATTCGGCGGGCACCGGAAAGTATTGGTGGCTACACTCTGTGTAAAGCCATTCTTAGTCACTTCGCCCGTGGGGTCGGTATCGTCCCACAGGGTAAATGCCTGAGATGGCTCGTACGAGTGTCCGTATTCGTAGACAGTCACCGCGCCCTGCTTCTTGATTTGGGCAGTGGTGTTGACGGCTTCAAACCCACTGTAAACGATACGGTAGGCGCCAAGATCAGTGTCATCGTAATCCAGGTATTTGTCCAATGTAATGTTTTGAACCTGGTATCCGGAGTGGGCGGTGTTTGGCATGTGACCGGGCGTAAAAGTCATGTCTGCGCCTCCAGTGTGGTCTGCCGGGACGGAATTGATAACCAATCCGTCAAGCCTACCCGTGGTCCACGATCCCGTGGGGCTAGCATGACCATATTTCATGATCGCGCCTGCGGGGCCTCCATTGACGCTACGAGAGCCAGAGGGCACGCTAAGCGGCTTGCCTTGTGGGAGAAATTGGCACATTGCGTTGTAACCCAAGCCGGTGGGTGTTTCGCCGGCGGGTACAGTCGCGCCAAATGAGATACCACCGGGGGGTTTTGCCCAGTCAACAGGTGACAGAACGATGTGACAGTCCCAGTTCTGGTCGGCGCCCAGGCCTGGGGGTGCAGAGACTTCAATAGCCTGCCGCACTTTAACAATCACAGTTGGCTCGGTATTAACGTCCGGAAAACCTCGTAAATTGTCAAGCTGGAGGTCATGGAACGGGTCGAGCGCAAACTTGAGCCAGTCACAACCCTCCGAAGAGATTTGTTTAGTCTGGCACAAGCCGTCCATTGGGTCTTTGCCGCGTACTGCGGCCACAAGTTGCTGGGGTGTAGGAGTCGCCATCCGGTATTAGTCAAGTCGGTTCTCCGGTGAAGGAGAACGTGCACGGGCTTTTCGGGGGGTCAATCCCTCACTCACACCTACCGATTCGGCGGCCAAGCCTAACGGTAACACGCGCCAGCACCCAGACAAAGTCAAGAAACGCGTGGTGAGAGGTTGGACATAGCACCCAGCTCACTCTCTCGAGTGAGCTGGGGCCTCTGCTGCTCGCTTTGCTTTGAACGCAGAACCTCCGCCCTCACGCTTAGAAAGGTGAAGGGCAACTGGAGGCTGGCAAAGCTCAAGCGCGCCAATGATTACGTCGTTTATGACGCAATTGGCAGACACTTCCATCTCAGCGAACGTGGAAACCCCATCAATCAACTCGTAGGGTCCGCTCCTGGTCCGGAGTGCTGGCAGCAGGAAGTCCGTGGGGCCTTCTACGCGTAAAGCGTGGTCAGGCTCATTATCGGGATCGTACTCAGTAACTCCTTCAGGCAGATTGTACCTGTCGAGCTCCTCCACGGTCTGGCATGCCGCGAGTCCATCTAGCCATGTCTCAAAGTCAGAGACGACATCGAACCCGGTCTGTTCGGCAATCTTAGCCTTGACGTCTCTCAAGTGTTCCTCGTCGAATTCATACGGCCCACCTGCTATACGATAAAAACTATCGCGGTCGTTGTTGAGCAGTTTGACCATATCGGCGGAAAGCAACCAATTCCCGGACTCGTCAGTTTCGATGCCGGTCTTGTGCCTATAAGCCTCTATGTCGAAATCGGGAATGAACTTGGAGGCGAGGAGGAGGTACTCCCGAAGGACGGGAGTTTGCGAATCGGTGACCCAGTACCCGCAGAGCTTGGCCTTGTACTTTTCAGCGTCAGTAGAAGAGGCAATGTGAAGCTTACGCAGTGCCTTGACGACGTCAGCGTACGAAGTAGCCGATTCTAGGGGAACGGGGTACCATCTGCCGAGAAAGAACGTGCCGTCTTCTGGTCTCGAAAACGTGACCTTCAGAATCATCCCGATAGTACTGGTGACGTGTTCGGCGGCTTCTGCCCACGTACGATC